TAAGAACCCCAGTTGAACTTATAAACTTAACATCATCACCCGTTGGAGTTCCTGTTGTTAAAATGTTTTGCGCATCCACACCACCTCTTGAAACGTACAAACAAGCATAACCTATCGTGTCCGCAAATGTAATTGATGTTTCGCCACCACTTGCCGTGTAACCTTTTGTCTTAACTGGGTTTGAACCTACGATAATCACACCGCTTGGGTCAACCTCCGTTCCTGTTGTATTGTATGCACCTGTACCTTGTAGGCTTACGTTATAGGTAGCCACATCTTTATAAGGAGCATTTATTGCTAAACTTGATATATTACAAACTCCGTTAATAATAGTCAAACCATCAACTCCATTATCCACTACAAACTTAATCTCTATTGGTTCTCTTGCTAACTGCTTTTCTAACATAAACAAATAAGAAAAACCACTCAAAGTAATTAACCCATCACAAGTAACTGTCCAAGTAGCCACATCGTTCTTAAATTCTCTAAACCAAGCACTTGATTGACTTGTTACCTCTTTTTGATCTACGCTTACATTAAACGTACAACTTGTACTACAAGCAAAAGCGACATCGACCTCTGGGTCTACATCTGTTCTATGCCAATAAAGCATTACGTTATTTCCTATTACTGCTCCCATATTACAAATTTACGCATTATTAAAATATCTTTTTGGAGTTTCTATGGTAACATCTCCAATGTAATCAACAGTAGCAGTTGAAGCATTATCGACCATTGTAATTTCTAAAAGTTGTATTTGGCTTGTTTCATCCAAATAAGGAGTTGATGTAAGCCTATTTATTAAAAACTTCTTGTTATTATAAGACAAAGCATTTGTACTTGAATCTTGTATTGTATATGTTTTATCAAGATAAATAAACCCATTTGTTCCAGATATTGCTCCCAAATCACCTTCTAAAGTAGCTATATTCTTACTTAGTAAGTTTGAATATTGACGCATAATTAATTCAGCCAACATACCAAAATCTTCTGGTGGATATCCGTATCTATACCAATCTCTCAATATAACACCATTTACATCAAATAATAAACCTACATTATTTTGTATTGGTGATGCACCTTGAAATGGATAAATAGCACTATAAGGAATGTCTATATCTGTTGCTATTTGAGATGATGCACCAATATTTCTTGTTAATACAACCTCTTTAATAGAAGCATCTCCTTGTGTTAATTTTACATTTTTAATATATCCACCAACCGCACCATTAGCTGCTTCAAACTTAATACCTATTAAACCTTCAATAGTTAAACTTAAATCTTGTGAATACCCCATAGGAATATTTACATTATAAGAAACATAAGTGTTAAATGTATCATAAACAATATCTCTAAAATGTACTGAAGTTGACCAAATATCATTATCTCTTAAATAATAAGTTGTACCACCAATAAAAGCAGTTATGTAAAGTCTTATTCTATTACCAGCATTTGCTCCTTGATATTCAAAAGATATAGATGCACTTGTTCCATACATTTTTGGCAAAAATGAATAATTAACAGGAGATAAAAAATAGTTTTGAATATATGCATTAGTACTACCACCTAAATAAAAGATTTCATATCTATTTGATTGGTCTTCATTTAAAATAACTAAAGTTGCTCTTGACGGCGCAACCTCAAACTCACTCCAACCATTTGCTCTTAATGAAGAACCAGAGCCAGTAGTAAATTTAAAAGTGCCGTTATATATATAATTATTAGCATATTGATACGGCAAAGTTGCTTCAATAGTAGGATAACCTTTTCTAACTATTTTGGTTTGACTATTATTTACAAAATGAACATTACCATCTTGATAAGGTTGAATGTTTATTGTATTTGTTAATATACCATTACCACTTACAGTTGGAACATTAGCAACAACATATCTTGTATAATAAATTGTGTCAGCTTGTTGATTCATTGGTAAAATATACCAATCTCCATTTGCTTGGAATAACCTACAACCAAAAGTTTTAATTATATTTTCTAAAATAGTATAATAATCTAATTTATAAAAATCCCTTTTATATTGATAAGTTTGACTAAATGGTTCATTCCCACCAGCATCGCCTCTATCAAACATTCCATCTGCATAGTAAGAACAACAAGCGTAAATAAATATCATATCTTTAAATGGCAATGCATTTAAGCAAGTACCTATGATGTCAATTAATTTAATTAATGAATTTGTATTTACATCACCATCATAATATATGTATCTTAAAAATGAAAGTCCATCAATACAAGCCATACTTACTTCTTGGTTACCTGTTGTAAATGGAACTTGTATATAATCGTTAAGTAAAAAACCTCTCCATTTGATTACATTATTAATAACTAACTCAACGTAATATTTTGTTTCATCAAAGTTTAATAAGTCTGGAAAGTTATTGTAATCATCTTGGTCAGATATAATAAAAGACACATTTAACTGCGAAGATATTATAGAAGCAATTGGGTCTTCATTTGTAGCATTTGGTACTAAAGAAACATTTGTTCCTATATATGGAGTAACAGTTGAACCAACATAGCTTTTTTCGTATATCTTAACTATTAATGATGTTTCATCTCTTAACTCTTGTGTTATTGTATATCTTAATCCGTATGCCATTATGCTAAACTAATGTTTTGTCCTTTAAGATTAGATGCCTTTTGCGCTCTATTTGTAGCTAATAATAAATCTTGTCCTCTAAGAACAAATGCACCACCACCATCACCAGCTGCGCCAATTGGATTAAAGTTTGTAAATCCACCACCACCGCCACCCATAGTTGGTATTCCTAAAGCTGCCATAATTCCTTTAAATATCAATGTTTTAATTATCATTGTAGATAATTGCACTAATATATTTTTAAAAGTTTGTTCTAAAGCCTTACCAATATTTTCACCATTTGCCATTGCGCTAAACATTGCTTCAAAAGCTGGTGTTAAAGTATCAGTAATTCCATTTGCTATTTGTAATTGAGAATTATATTTTCTTAAAGCAGCTTCATTTTTAAATATTTGGTCAGCCGTATATTGTTGCGCCCACATTGGAACGTTCTTATCCAATTTGCTAGGTGTTTCAGGAGTTTCTATTTTTCTTTCAGTTTCAATAATTGCAGTTGTTCCTACCTTTAAAACTGTTGCTTGTTTACCTAATTTTTCAATGCTTTTTGTTGTATTATTAGTTGCATTAGTAGCTTCATTTGCACCTTTAGTAAAATTGAAAAATGGATTTTTAGATGATTCAATTAATAAATTTTTAACTTCAACTCTTGTATCTATTATTTCATTTTTTAATGCATTACCTTCTTTTCTTGCATCAATGTTTTGTTTTTTTAATTCTTTAGCTGCTACTGCTTGGTCAACGGCTGCTGATATTCTACCTTCTGCAATTAATCTATTTTGTTCATCAATTGTTTTATAATAATCTCTACCACTTTGTACTATTTTTTTATTTACATCATTTAATGCCTCTGTTTTATCTGCAATTTTATCAATGTATCTTGTAGTTAATGCTTGATTTACTAAAGATTGTGTATATAAATCAACCGCTGCTCTTGCTTGGTCAACATTTGTTATTGTTGAAGCATAAGCACTATTTACTTTACTTAATTCACTTACAACTGCTTTTAATGCTTCTGCCCTTCTTTCTTCACTAACATTTGCACTTTCGCTTATCGATAAATATGCTTGTAATCTTATTCCTGTTTCACTTGCCTCTGCCCTTGCATCTCTTAAACTTGTAGCAAATTTATCTTCAACTTCAGTTGCTTTTTTAGTACCACTTATAAATTGAGCTATTTCTGGACCAAATGCGACAATGATAGATGAAACAGCACCCAAAGCCAAACCAATACCTGCTGGACCAATTAAACCTTGTGCCATTGCTTTTAAAGCACCAGTTGAACTTCCAGCCTCAACTTTTAATCTTTGGAATGATTCTAATAAAGGATTCAAGTTGTTTGCAATACCTATAAATCCATAAGGAGCATCTTGTGCAACCCTTGATAAATTTGATAAAGCATTAGTTGCTTGATTGCTTACATTTGGCAACGTTTTAAAAGCAGTACCTAATTGATTTGTTGCGGTAACTGTTTGTTGAATATTTTTTACCGCTTGTTGATTGTCTGCGGTTATCGTAATTTTTAACGTTTCTTGTGCCATTTTATTATTTTACTCCATACAACTTTAAAGTCCTTGCCAATTGTTCTTGTGTCAACTTTGGCTTATCATCTTCAACTTCATCACTTGGTAAAGGGAAAAATGATTTTAAACTCTTTGGACTTTTCTCACTTGTATTTACTTTATAAATCAAATAAGCCACCATCCTTGTTCTTTCCCATTCCCTTACCTCTTTGTTTTGATAAGCCGTTTTATACAACAAAAATTCTCGCCACGTCAATTGCCAAAACTCGTTAATCGTTAAGCCAACTTCAATAGCGAGAATAATTATTGAGTCCCAACTATAAAACCCTAATTTTTTTTTTCGTCCGTTTCCTTTTCTGGCTTTAAATCTGGAGTCATTGAGTCTTGCATATATTTCATAAACTCAACCAATTGTCCATCTTTTGCCGATAACCCACCAACTTGGTCAATCCATTCGCACACCTCAAACTCATCAAAGTCAATAGGCTTTTTAAGGCTCTTGCATCCACTTTCTGCTGCGGCTTGTACGATATGAACGATTGTATCTAAGTCATAAATGCCACTTGATAAAACCTCGATTAGCTGCATTAGATTTTTATTCTCTAATTCGCAAAACCTTTTCATAGCCCAAGTTCCCCACTTTAGGTGGATTGTGTTGTTGTCAGTCTTTAATTCGTACATAGTTTTTTATTTATTAAACAGTTTCAGTTTGTGTAATAGGAGGAACACTTACTACGAAAGTTGCAGTAAATTTAACATCATCCTTATCATCAGCAGTAACACCGAAATCGCTAATAAACACTAATTGACCAGCACCACCATAAGTAATATCACCTGCAGTTGGAACGGCTTTACCCATTTTGATTGCGAATAAAGTCTTAGCAGCGTGAGCAGCATACAATTGTTGGTAGCTATCTTTAGCTGGAGTACCTGTTTCGTCAATAGCAAAACCTTCACACTCAAAAGATTGAGAAAAAGAAGGTGCTGGAGTGTACTCGTTACCACATTTAGAAGTTGCATCTATTGTGTCATTTGTCGATGTTAATGAGTTGGTAGTCAAACAAGCAACTGGCTTGAATGTTCCATCATTGTTTATGTCAGCTAAAAGAATATAATCTCTTGCGCTTACTTTTGTTTCTGGCATTTTATTTAATTTTAAATTTGTGTTATTATAATGTTATAAGTTATCAATACTCTAAAAACGTTATCTAAAGGGTTTAAGCCATCTAAATTCCTAATACTTTCTACACTTAAACTTGATGCACTAAACCCATTTGATAAGGTTATTGTTGTATCCGAGTTTATATCTTCTAATATCAAATCGCTTATAGCTTCAGCACGTTTATAACCAAAGTTAGCATTTTTTGTAATAATATCAACTGTGATTGAAATACTATTTGTATATCCAGCTTTGCCTTGGTCTTGAGTTGATGTCCTACCTGTCATTACAATATACTCATTACCTGCACCTTCTGGAGCAAAACCATCGTAAACGACTAATCCACTCGCACTTGTCAAGTTAGTATAAAACCACTTTTTTATTTCTATATTAGGATTTAACATCTAACAATTTTTTTAGTCTTTGTATTAATTTTGGCTTTTCCGTTTCATACGAAGGTATTAAAAAAGGTTGAGGTCGCATCCCTTTTTGTAATATACTCCTTGCAATAACATAAGCTAATCCTCTATCATTTTTACCATCACCAATTCCTTTTCGCTTAACCCACAAAGTCAAAGCATCAACAAAGTCCTTAAATTTACCACCTTTTTGACCTTTAAATTGTGCTGCATAAGATGTAAAGTCAGCTGGAACATTTACTTGTGGACCAGTACCAAATTCTACATATGCAGAATAAGATGCCTTAGCCTCTACTCCATAAGTTAAATTATTAATTGGGTCTAATGCTATTTGATTCCTTAATTGACCGAAATTGACAGGTGCAAGTCTTTTGGCATCGGTTAATATTTTTAAAGCCGAAGCGTTAATTTCATCCCCTACATCTTGCTTTAATTTCCCATCAATGTTCTTTAAAGCATCTTGAATGTCTTTTAGTCCATTTAAGTTAACGCTAAATGCCATTACTTGTAAATTATTAACTCCAAGAACCTATTTTGGTTCTCTACGTTCTTAATGGAATGTATTGTAAATCTATCGCCTTCAACCTCTACCTCATCCGAATCTGTTATAGTAGCACCAAAACGAATATAAAGCCTATTTCTTTGGTCAAATTGCAATTCCGACTCTCCTACCTCACGAACTTGATTATCTGGTCTTAAATCGCCCCAAACTGTGCTTTGTAGGGCAAACGTGGTTGTGTATCCACCTTGACCATCACTTGTTCTTGTGGCAGCATAGATTTTGACCTCACGAGTCATCGTGTTGGCATCAACGTAGTTTGCTTTCGCTTTTCCTAACTTCATATTATAAAATTGGGCTTATTCTTGTCCATCTTTGACACGCTTTCCAAGACTTCTCACAAATACCAGAATCACCATCTAATCCTCTATTTTCATAGTCATAAGAGATTTGGTCTAATATAGCTAATTTAAGGTCTTTAGGGATAGTTGTGTAACCTGCCTCATAAGTAGCCTTTAAGTTGGCATATCTTGGTGAAACTAATTTAGGGAACTCATTGCCTATTAATTGTAAGTTAGGTGTTGTAACCTCTATTCCGTTTTGCTCCATATCAAACAACTCAAACGTATCAATGTCAATTGGTCCAAATGGAATATCAAAATTGCCACTCACATTGTTGAAATAAGTAGTTATGTCTTTTGGAATCAAACTCAATCCTGTTGCCACTTCAATAGCTTCCCTTGCTTGTGTAATCATTAAGGTTATCAAAGTATCTTCAGCGGTTGTAGTAACACGGCAATACAATTTTGCTTCCGCTAAAGTAACTGGCTCAACTATTGGTGCGATAGGAACGGCACTAAAGTCATTAATATAATTAGAATAAGACATATCCTTTT